AGCAACTGCTACGCACTGCACAGAAGCAGAAGAACGAGTATTTGGCTAAAGTAATCGCGGAGGCGTAATGGAGGCTGTGCGTGAAACCACTATTTGGACGGGCGTTGAATATCAGCAACCCAATCACGACTACCTCCTCGACGGGGATAGAGTGGTTGCCTACAGGCCTTGGGGCACAGCAGAGGTCCGTGTCCTCTCAGGAAAGATCAAGATCGATAGGCGCGGACGTAAGTTCGAAAAACTCCAAGACAACCCCTTCCATGAATTCATGCATGCGAAGAGGGAAGAGCCAGTGGTTGTAGAAGTCAAAGGCAGCAAAGGCAACTCCTACTTTGTTAATGTAGAAGAGAAGACCTGTACCTGCCCTGGATTTACATTCCGTGGCAACTGTAAACATTTGGAGACCCTATGACCCCCGAAGAGTTTGAATACATTCGTCGTGCTGTAGAGGCCTTGGAAGATCCCGAGACCACCCTCATGTCACAGCATAAGATCCTTAAGACGATGAGCCAGATCTGTGGCAAAAATGCCACAGACATCGAGCTGAACCTCATTGGGGAAGTAGATGTTAAGATCTCACGCAACTATCAAGATCTGCAGAACAAGAAATTGGTTGACATTCTGAGCCGTTGATCGTATAATAGTAATACTGTGAAAGGAGCGACATATGCCTAATTGGTGTTCAAATTTCGTAGAAGTAGGACACGAAGATCCTACTAAGATCACTGCACTTGCAGAAGCATTCAATCGCGGTGAGTTCTGTGATCATGTGTGCCCAGTGCCAGAAGATCTTAAGATCGTAGCAGGTTCGGTTGGTGATCCTGTGGCTCAAGCAGAGCTCGAGCGTAAGACCCGTGAGAATCGAGAGAAGTATGGTGCAGGCAACTGGTATGACTTCTGCACAAGCCGTTGGGGAACCAAATGGGATGTAGGCGGTGATGGCTCAGAAGCCGATGTGCATCCAGATGGCAACTTGATGACCGCATCGTTTGATTCAGCCTGGGCTCCACCTATGGGAGTCTATGATGCTCTGGTTGAGCAAGGCTACACAGTTAGAGCCTACTACTATGAGAGTGGTATGTGCTTCGCTGGCATCTACGACAACGGTAGCGATGACTGCTACTCAGACTGGGGTGATAGCCAGGGTGCCAAAGACACACTGCCCGCAGAACTAGATGACTTCTTTGCTATCTCTGAATCGCAGGCTGAATACGAGGAAGAGAATCGTATGGACGAAGAGCTCTATCGATTCGTCAAAGAGGGCGAAGAGAAGCGTAATCTAGAGTTGAAGACACAATGAATGTAGTCAAGCTCAACAGGAACTACAACGGTTATGGCTATTTCAGTCATCGGGTAGAGTTCTACGGTAACTCGGCTACAAGGATCAAGCAATGGATCCGTGTGCGTAATTGGCTGTGGTCGCAGTTTGGTCCTTCAGCTGAGCAAGCCCTAGCCCGGCCTGACAACTTCGAAGGTCGTCAACCAAAATGGGCCTGGGATTCGGAGAAGTCAGCTATATATTTGGCAGAGGAAGCATTCACGATGTTTCAACTCAAGAAGGAGTTTTGGGAAAATGCCCAGAATCTATAAGTTTCAATTCGTGATAGAATGCAGTGGTGATGGTCGACCAGATCTAGGTCGAGTAGAAGAGATGATCGATCTCACCATGCAAGAGCTCGTATTCGATGATGAATTCGTTTCAGCATTGGACGAGAGCCAGGCTGTGAGCATCCAGGTTTTACCGCAATTTGGTAAAACGGATAGTTGACAGAATGGTTGGGTGGTGTTATTATAATGATAATGCCACAATAGGCAGAAGCAACTAAGGCAAATTTAACAACTTTGAAAGGCAATTTTAAAATGGCTACTGATAAACGTTTCGCTGTTGCAGGTGTTTCAACCCTGGAAGGTAAGACCAAGATCCGATTCGCTAACGATACTATGCGCATCAAGATCCTCGCAAAGAACGGTCATACAGATGTGGAGCTGGTTGAGCTGCCCTCTGAGATGACCAAAGCAGAAGCTGTACAGCATCTACGTGCTGTGGGCTTTGGCGCAGGCAATCCTGCTGTAGAAGCAGCTATCGCCTACGCTGAGAAGAAGAATCCTGCGCCAGCAGGTAATAAGGTTACTGCCGCGAAGGTAGAAATCATTGCTGCGTAAAGACCGATTCGCTCCCGGTTGCAGCATTTCGGCCCTAGTCCGCTAGGGCCTTTTTTATTGACAGTGCCGGGAAAAGGTCATACAATATAGTTATGAAGGTTGATAAATATCCCATATGAGCAAACTAGAATATCTTATGCGACCCTTGATCGCATTCGATCCCTACAACAAAGATCATAGGCGTTACTACGCAGACTATCTAGAGTACGGTGGTTGGGGTCGTTGTCCAGTTAGGTTCATCTGCCCGGAAGACTGCGGCATGGACCTGCCCTCAATGATCAAGAATCGATTGATTGAATACTACACAGAGCGAGAGTTCGGTGGCGGCAAACTGGCAGAAGCCCGTTCTGAAAGCCTGGCTCGTACCGCTGACGACATGTATCGCCGGGCGGGACAACTGCGCAAAGAAGCGCAGGCTCTGCACCAACCCCGTAGGACCTAATATGACTGAAACCTTCCTAGCCTTGGCCCTTGGTTTGGCCGTGGGAATCTGGGTCACAGACCGTTTCCATCGTAGGATCATGCGGGATTTCCTCGAAGCCATGCAGTTCAGCGAGCAGGATCTGGCTCGGCTACAGCAGAGATTACAGCAGAAGTTAGAATCTGTCAACGATCCCGAAGAGCTGCCCACCGTAGAAGTCAAGATCGAAGAGCACAGCGGAGTCCTGTTCGCGTTCCGCAAAGACACGGATCAGTTCCTAGGCCAAGGTCCGGATCGTGAGGCGCTGATCCTTAGACTCAAAGAGAACCTCTCAAATGTGCGCCTGATCATAGACAAAGAAGACGGCGCAGCTCTGTTGCAGAAAAACAACACCTAATTTGGTTGACAGATCGGCTCGTTGATCGTACAATAAGATCATGAACAAAGCAAATGAAATCATCCAATGGACAGGCACCGTGTTCGTACTGCTGATGTATGCAGTGATGAACCTGTTTCCCCAACACTTCGTGTTCATCCAAGTGTTTGGACTGCTGGGTGCAGCCAGCTTCTTCGCATGGACCGTGCGTGTAAAGAACTACCCGCAGATGACTATCAATGCGGTGGCGATGACCCTATGCGTCACAGGGTTAATCCGTCATTTTGGTTGACAGCCCAGGATTTTGGGCATATACTGTAGACACTGTAAACAACTTAGGAGCGAACTATGACTATCACAGCAACCCCCGAGCAGATCCCACAGATCGTCCAAGAAGCCAAGTCAGCTGCGTATGCTGCTGCCGAGAAGTACTTCCGTGAAGTCCTGGGAGGTCAAGATCGTTTCGCCTGCGGCTTTGCCTGGGTCAACATCTATGGCGTCAAAGGCAACACCCGGATCGGTCGCGCACTGAAAGAGTGCAACATCCGTCCTTCATACACAGGCGGACTGCAGATGTATAACCCCAGCGGTTTCGGTTGCCAGAACGTGGATACACTTGAGGCCGGTGCTGCTGCGGCTGCTGCGGTGTTCAAGCGGTATGGTTTCGAAGCCTACGCGGGATCACGTTTGGATTGACAAATTGGCTGCTTGATCTTATAATACAAACATAGTAACAAAGGAGCGAACTATGAAACTAGGCGAAATGACCATATACAAGACATTCGGTACATACCAATTGGTCACGGACGAAGGCGATCGCTACTACGACTGCCGCCACATCCACAGTGGTCAGACCTGCACCGCAGACTCGATCAAAGAAGCTAAGAAGTGCCTAGAGGACATGGACGTGGACCATAGGGACATCCAGGCAGCGATCCGCAAGCTCTCGATCTACGGCTACAAGGTCTACAAAGAAATTGGTTGACAGCTGATCCAAACGATCATATACTGTAAACACTTAGACAACAAGGAGCAGACAATGACTAGATCAGAAACCCGAGTATTCTTCTTCGTAATGATGGGCATCCTGCTGACGATGCTGGGCGTGGGCGGCGTAGAGAACAGCATTACCGACGCTGAACTACTGCAGAGCCTAGCAGTGTCAGCAGTGGGTCTGCTGCTGATGTGGGTAGCTACACTGATGATCCGCCAGGGGCAGCAATGACTATCACGCTCGAAGGACTCTCACAGCAGCAATATCAGATCGCTGATATGCTATGGAGCTGCGAATCGCAAGAGGATGTGCAAAGGCTGTTACGAGCTATGCCCCCGGAGTATCGTCGGGATGCAGAAACCATACACCAACTCATGATCGCAGCAGTCATGGATCAACACAGGGAGATCACGGAAGATGTTAAAGCTATTATACGCAGCATCTGTAGTTAGCGTACTGCTAGCAACTACAGGCTGCGCGGGCTACAGGGCAGGACAGGTGCCCTGGGACCCTCCTCGGGGACAGGCCATGTTCGAACAGATACCTCACTGGGATGATGCGGCTCGCAGGCTCTGTGGCGGTCACCTTAGACCTGAGCAGAGGACGGCGATGATGACCGACCGGTGTTGATGGTGGTGGTCATGGTGGGGCGACCGGTTAGTATGTTAGTAGCTGCTAACTAGCTAATTTTTGGTAGGGGTCTAAAATCACCACCCTGAAAAGATAAGTACTTGACCTAAATTTTTTGCGCGGCCAATTTTTTTATCCTGCAGACCCCATTTCTGCAAAATAAATATCATCATGCGTAAACTGTATCTCACACTTAATCTCATCCCCGCACCATTGTTCTTGATAGGGTTTATTCTCAGTGTAATCAATCCTAGCAGTATATGTGGTTCCTGGCCCTACGAAATGTCAGCAATGTGGTTCATTATGACAGTGGCACATATTACACCGTGGTTGTTATGGTGTCAACAGCGAGACCTTTCCCGGGATTGAAAAACAGCAGTGGTATGCTCCCTGTAACACAGCCCACGATTCCCAATAGTATATCTCCAATAGATCTTGTCTATCTCTAGGACACCAAGCTAGATCTTGTATTTTGATCACACCCTTGGGACCTCGTATCACCACAGTGCAGTGGTATTCTCCAGTATGGTCAAGCACAGTCAGCACGTCATACTCTCCCGCTTATACGCCGGCCTTGGGTTCACAGTCCACCCAGACTAGATTGTTATACTGCTTATACAGTAGACTACCTTTGGGCAGCACACAGACTCCCAGTTCAGGATAGCGTTCTATGCGTATCTGCACAGTGGCCCATACTAACCACCCTAGATACAAGATCGCAGTCACGGTTAAGACCGCACACACGATCTTGTACTGTAGTCTACGACGCTGTCTACTTCGCTGTCTAGCCAGTTCTTCGTTTTTGCGCATCTGTATCTGTATGGCCCCCGTCTGCTCTTTGCCCACACGCTTCATCATTTCTTCAACTTCAGTCCACAGTGCGCCCAGTTCTGGAGGACTGTTGTAGACCATTATTTCTCTCAGTTCTGTGCTCATCTGCTCCAGCTGTTTGCGCATCAGCACACGCTGTAGTGCTCTGCGCCCTAGGCTTTCTTCGCCAGTGTAGACTTCAGTCTTTGATCTGCGTTCTTCTTCATCGAACACTGCTCTGCACTTGTAGTAGTTGTCAAAGTAAGTGCCCAGATGATTACCGATTTCTTGATATATGTTTGTGGTTTCGCCATCGCGCTTGTTTAGGCCGATGATGCGATTCTTTTCTTCTATGTATTGATTGCGCTCTGCTACCGTGGGCGGTCTGTGCAGGAACTTGTTGTGGAATTGGTCATCCAGATCTTTCAGCACGTCTTTGACATCGCCCGCAGCACCTTTGATATCTTTGTATAGCTTACAGCCTTCCTTGACTAGCTTTACAGCACCGTTGGCCAAGGCAAACAGGGTCACTGGGTCCACTGTAGGTCGCTCCTAAAAAAACCGCTACCGCTTGCGCTTCGCGCTAGAAAAAAATCGCGCGGGCTGCGCCTAGAAAATTCGCCCTCACACATATTTACAGCTTTTTGTAAATAACTGTATGTTGATAGTTTATCTAGAACAGTTCCACCTGGCGCAACAGCAGTTGTTGATATCTTGGCGGGATAGTGTACACTATTGGCCTAGATCTTGGGCGCACACAGACTGCTATAATTCAGCAGTGCCCACGGATTGGTGGCTGCTGTTTTCCAATCCTCTCTACGCTGATCTGTGGCTGATGCGCTATCCCGAGAATTCTAGGATCATACGCACTCTGTTCGATGACGATAAATAACTGATGCAACAATATCTCATAGCCAAAGCTCGCAACACAGTCACTGGAGAGACTGTGGTCAGCCAGGATCTCACGGGTGCCAGATTCCATCTGCATCAACGCCGACTGGCCGAGGATCGCGCAGCGCAGTTGGCGCAGGGCCTCACGGATCGTTCGGGTCAGCAGTGGACTGGTTTCGTTGAGCGTTATGTGCCCTCCCAGCGCCGATGATTATCTGTAGAGATAGTTCACTGTAGTGGGATTTTCTCTGTAGACCTCCGCACCGTTTTTCAGGTGGAATCTGCGAGCCATTTCTGTTTTAGGACTCAGCGTCACATAAGTGTCAACTTCGGGCCTATTGGCCTGGATGTACTGCTTGGCTTCTTCGATCAATCTACGGCCTGCACCTGCAGCATAGCTCCATATGGTATAGAAAACCGCGGTGTTGCTGTTCACTGCCAGATCAGTGAGATCTTCCACACTGCTGGGTATGCCGTTCAAGAATTTCACGCAGGTCACGGCCAACGCTGAGCCCTGATCATCGCGCAGCACGAAAATCCTAGAATTGTCATTGACCCGGAATTCAGGGGCCAATTCGGGCCGTACCGGATCGTCTTTGATCAGTGCCAGCAGGTCGTCTCGGAGGTCTTCGATGATGTAGAGCATTTTGTTTCCTATTATATGCGTATTTATAGATTCTCGGAAAAAACCTGATTTTTACACTGTCTAGGTCTTGTCCGAGTAAATATTTTACTGTATAATTGTATAACAATCAACAACAAGGAGTCCAAAATGTTTGACACAACACTAGACACAGGTATCAGTCGCTCTGCGAGCCAGATCAATTCGGCCATGGGGCGTGTCTATGCCAATATGGCCCTGGCAGTCTTAACCAGTATGATCGTCAGTGGGCTAGTGGCCAGCTCACCAGCGGCCATGGCGTTCTTTTTCACTGGCGCTATGAAATGGGTGGTCATGTTCCTACCATTGGTAGCCATATTGATCGCTGGCTTCGCACTGGATCGTATGGACAAGAATACACTACAGCTATTCTTGCACGGATTCGCTGCCATAATGGGACTGAGCTTTGCCACCATTTTTGTCGTTTATAATCTGGGCAGTATCGTATCAGCGTTTATGAGCGCCGCAGTGCTGTTTGGCACTATGAGCTTCTACGGGTACTTTACCAAGAAGGATCTGACCAGCCTCGGACAGTTCATGTTCGTAGGTCTTATCGCGATCATCATCGCCAGTGTGATCAACATCTTTATTGGCAGCACTGTGATGCAGATGGTTATCTCAGCTATCGCTGTGATCATCTTCCTAGGGCTAACTGCCTACGACACACAGAAGATCCGAGAAATGGTCAGCTACGAAAATGATGGACGTATGGAAGTCTGGGGTGCGCTGACACTGTATCTGGACTTTATCAACATCTTCCTTAGCCTGCTACAGTTGTTTGGGAATCGCAATGATTGATTATAAATGGCGCAGTGAAGAATATCTAAACAGCAGACGAGACTGCTATGAATTGGCTGCGAACTATCTAGGAAGATCCCCTCGGCGTATACTAGACATAGGTGCTGGCTACGCCAGGGTCAGCGAACTGTTCCAACAGAATCACGGCAGTGAACTTTGGCTGTTAGACGGTGATTTTGCCAGCACAGAAGATAGGTCTCGAAAGGCCAAATACGGCAGCGTAGATGATTTTAAGTTTTATCGTACCAGAGAAGATCTAGAACAGCACTATCAAAAACAAGGAATGTCCTATACCTTTGTAGATGCTAACAATCCTCAGATACCCGCGGATGTTAAATTTGATTTGGTATGCAGTTGGCTCAGCTGCGGATATCATTATCCTGTGAGCACTTACACAGATCTTATACGTAGGCACACAGACGATGATTCAGTGATTATAATGGATTTTAGAAGAAAGACGCTGAGTCAACAGATGGATCAATTTGAGATCGTTGATTATCTAAATGGTGATCACGTGCAGAAACGCTATACTCTGCACATCAAACTTCGTTAATCTAAGAGATTGTTCTGCTGTTCTAGGCTCAGCTGTTGATCTTCTAGTTCGCGGATCTTTTCTGAAATCTGATCGATCAGTCCTAGATTACGCAAGATCTTAAACACTAGATTTTCCACAGACCATTCCCCAGCACGAGTTAATCCTGCTTTGCGCATCTGGGTGATTTTGTCTTTGACAGTGCGGAGACGATCTAGGTCTTTGCTGAGCAGAGCCTGTTGTATCTGTGCCAGTATAGCATCTTTTTTGGCTTCTATAGCTGCATCATCTAGTTTAGGTTTAATTTTTTTAGGTTCTACTAACCATTTTTGATCAGTCAGGCTATATACGCCTGTGCTGTGATGTGGTTCGTCTTGTCCTTGAACATAACATTCTACAGGAAGTCCTCGTATGCTGATATCGTGTTGTTCGCTCCATAGACTTTTTTTAGCGTTGAACAATTCTCTCTGTTCGTCTGTAGGAGTGCCGGGAATGATGAGATGTAGATCCAGATCTGAGTATGCTGTCCAGGTGTAATTGGCATTAGATCCTGTGATGGTATAATCAGTAATATCAAGATCTACTCCTATGAATTCTTCAAATGCTGAAGCGATTTCGATCAGTTTATCTCTAACCTCGGGTCTAAGATCATCTCTGTCCCATATCTTAGGATTAAGACGTCGATTTACTGTTACAATGTCTAATTGCTCGTCAAGCTGCCTTAGTCTCATCTAAACTCCATATTTGCTGCGCATTCATTATTTAGCCCACATTAGGCTATAAACAGTGGCTAATTTATCTGAGTAGATTTCAGCAACAACATAGTTATAAGAATCGCCGGGACGTCTCTCGATCAGAAGTTGACATTCTGAGCGATGTTGAGATCTCAACCATTGTATATGGTCCAACCCTGCTTGTCGATGTATCCTAGGCCAGTCGATAAAGATATCGCCAGTATTGTCTGCTTCGGTAGGCAGGAATCTAGCTATTTCAAAACGGTGAGTCTTCATCGTCCCCGCCCATACTGTTCAATATCTCTCGTAGTTTTGTTGATTCTACATTAGCTCGAACTTTGCCTATGCTAGCGCCTTGGGTAGGATTAATCTCACCAGTTTCTTGATCTACTTTCTGCACTTCTGTTTTACGCTTTATTGAATCAATAATACTACTTGTGCCTCTGCTAGCGCCATTATGACTTTCTTGTTCTTCTTCGGGTAAGTCGCTGATCTTAAGTGTTTCTAGATTAAATTCTAGATCAACTTTTTGTCCTACGCCTGAGCTAGAACGAGTCTTCATCAATTGTATCTGATAGCGACCACGCTCACGCATAGCACGACTAGTAAAGATACCAAACACATTATCTGCTGTTTGAATCTTACTAAGTCCGCCTGAAATATGACTGTGATCAAATTCGACTTCTTCAACTGCACCGCGATTTAACTGTGCCGCTGTAACAAAGATACATTGTTTTTCCATCGCTAGATTACGAAGTTCTTCTGATACATATTTGTCTTTGATAAACAGATTTTCTGCACTGATCTTACGACTAGCAGGCATCAACAAATCTAAATAATCTACTAACAGAACATCAATTTTAGATCCTGTTTTGATTTCAAACTCTTTCATATACGCTCTGAGATCGTTGGCAGTCTTGCCCGATGGCATATATTTGATCTGTAGTTTTCCTGATTTCTTTCCGATGACTCTAACTTTCATTTCAACGTTTTCGAGATCTTTAAAAATCTCCTTAGTTGAAACGCCAGTGGTCATTGCATCGATACGCATAGCAACTAGATCTTCTGAAAGCTCTAATGTTAGATACAACACATTTAATCCTTGCAAACACCAATTTACACCCAAGTTTGCTAAGAACAAAGATTTACCTGCGCCTGATCCGCCAGCAAAGATATTCAATTCGCCTCTGTTCATACCACCGAACAGTCTGCGATCAAGACTTGGCCATCCTGTGGATATTTGTCCGTTCTTATCTTTAATTCGCATTAGTCGTGCTCGGGGATCTTCAAAGTAGTCAGTACCAAGATCTTTAGTTAATGAAATCTGTACAGCTTCTTTGATTTTAGATTCAACTTGACCGTAGTCTTTCTTTTCCAAAAGATCTGCTGATTCGATAATCGCACGTTCAAGGGCTTTATGTCGAGTAAAGTTTTCGAACTCATCCATAAGCCAGTCTTTGTGTCCTTCTTTAATGTCTTCAGGTTTTTTCAAGTCCGTTCTACAACTTGCATTGACCATATCAAAGTCTGGCATTACAGAATATTCTTTGGCATAGACATTGATGAATTCTGCGGCATCTTGCAATTTTCTTTCAAATAGTGTATGATCGAAAATGCCTTGACATCGAACAAATATTTCGGCGTCTGCCAGCATTAGTTCGAGATATAATTTTTGTACTTCGTATCCGTAATCTTTAATCATAGTTAATATTATACATTCTAATTAAACACAGGTAAACCATAAGTCTTAGACCACTCAAATGAATCAATGATATCATTTACCATGGGCTGTCCTTTGACATTAAGGCTAGTATTGAGTAACATCGGACATCCGGTCCGTGCATACCAAATTTCTAACAATTTTCTAAATTCTTTATTATCTTCTTTACCTACAGTCTGCACTCTGCTGGTATTGTCTTTATGAACGATTGCAGGAAATAAATCTGGTCTCCTACATTGAACCGTGAATTGCATAAAAGGCGTTTTTTCTGTAGGCATTACAAAATAATCATTGGCGTGTTCTTCTAGTATAGCAGGGGCAAATGGTCTAAACTGCTCTCTTTGTTTTATTTCGTTTACTCGTTCTTTAATGCCAGGATCTCTAGGATCTGCTAACAAGCTTCGATTACCTAATGCCCTAGGTCCGACTTCTGCCCGACCTCTAGCAACTCCACATATTTTATTTTTCATTAGGTAGTCTACAATCTGTTCGTTAGAAGACTTAACAGTTATGTTGGTTCCTAAATAAGGAGTAAAATTTTCGATATGACCTTTTTGATATGCTAGCACTGCACCGATACTACTGCCATTGTCTCCCGGTGCGGGCGGAATCCATACGTTATCAAAATAATCAAACGCAACGGAATTAGCTGAACAATTCAATGCACAACCACCACCTAATACTAGATTATTGCTGTTAGTCAATTCTTTAGCCATCTGTAATATACGAATAAAAGATTGTTCGTAAAGATATTGAGTCGCAGCAGCTATATCAAATTTATCCTGTTCAGATTGAAGATCGGGTTTCCACCATTTACAACCTCTATGAAGATTTTGCTTAAACAGTATTGGATTATATATTTCGCGATGAGGAAATATTACGAAATTTTCTACCATCTGTTTGTACAATCTTTTTCGATCACCATACGCAGCCATACCCATTAGAATATATTCTTCTTCGTTGGGCTTTAAACCACACCGTTGTGTCATAGCAGAATAGAATAATCCAAGACTATCGGGATATAGACTGCTATGAATCTTTTTAAGTTTTTTACCTTCTGCCTGCCATATAGTCAATGTTTCAAACTCGCCGATAGCATCGATAACAACAACACAGGCAGAATCATACGGGCTAGTATAATAAGCGGCAGCAGCGTGTGTATGATGATGTTTGAATGTTTTTATAGGAGCATCAATATCATAATTTGATAGATACTGTTTAATATTATTATCTTGCCAGCCCTGTCCTGCAAACAGTTGTCTTATAGTCTTTAGCCAAGGTTTTTCATACCAGCACACTAAATCTGGATAACCGCCAACCATTCTAGCATATTCTATTAGATCTTCGTTGAGATGAGGATCGTTTTTGATTTTGCTAAATCGTTCGGAATCGCTAGCAAATAATAATTTACTATCTTCAAAAACAGCCAACGAAGCGTTGTGGCTGTTAGCTGATATCCCCCAAGTAATCATTTATAAATGAACGGATCTCTCTCTTTTAATTCTTCTATCCGTTTTTTAAACTTTCTTCTTTCGATAAACCAAGTAATAGGCCATAATATTTTTTTTAAAATTATTTTGAATTTCATCTTTCTATTCTTTGCTCCATCTGTTTTTTAAACATAGTCAACTTTATTTCTCCTTTTTGAGCTGTTTTTATGGCATCAACGATAACAAACAGTTTTCCATATCGTTGTACAGCATCTGCACAGTCTTTAACATCATCGCCCCAATTAGGAAAAGCTACTGACCAGTTATAGTGTATCGCTTTGCTAATTAGTTGAAGACCGGCTTCGTCTTGATCCGGTATAACTATAACCTCTGCTCCGAGGCTGTTAATTATTCTTGCCTGTTGATCCGCTATGTCGTTAGTCAATAATGCAACACCGTTAATGCTCAGCGCATCAAAAGGACCTTCGCATACAAATATATACTTTTGATCTTCTTTTTGTTGATCAAAATTGAATACAAAATGCGGGTGTTGGTCTGACAGATATTTAGGTTTACCGTCAGAGATTTTTCTAGCAGTACTACCAACTATACGACCTTGCCAGCGAAATGGTACGATTACTCGATCAATATATCCGGGTGTAGGTGACCAATAAAAATCATAATCAAAAGGATTATCGTAACCTCTAGACATAAGATATCTTACCACTTCTATAAACTCTGATCCGATTTTTTCTTGGATTTCGCCCTCGATAACGCTGCTCCATTCTAGTAAAGACATAGAGTGTTCTGGTAAGGGCTTGTCTTCAAATTCTATCTTAGGTTGATATTCGGGAGCTTCGTAATCTTCTGATTCGGTTTTTAGTGCTTCAAAGACCATAGTTTTAATATCGTCTTCCCCGGCACCTAACCATCGAGCAAAACTTTTCATTTTTTCACCGAACGGTGATCCTGGTTGCCATCCAGTTGAAAACTTACAGTTAAAGCAATTATAGACTATACCGCTACCATCAAATCGAATACCTCCCCGTTTACGGGTATCTGGACTATGCCCACGATGCTGGCAACAAGGTGCATTGAAACTAGTCCAACCACTAGGGCTTTGTTTAGCTCGTGGAGGGAGTAGTGTGCGGAATTTATCTACGACTAGAGTCATAGATTAATTATACTATCTGTACAATATTTTGTCAACAGTGCCGGAGTTAATATTTTGATTTGGAGAAAGCGTATAGGTCTTAACACCGTTATAGCTTACCCCAGAGTATGTGATTCCGGTTATCCCGCCTAACGAATCGGTAGCAGTGACGGTGATATTAAGATCGTTAGCTGGAGATTCACCTCCTAGATTTGATCCTAAAATAGTCAACACCTGTCCTATCGAATAAGATTTTCCTCTGTTACCAATGTTAACAATATAATTTCCCAGGATAGTTTGTTGTATAGTGAAACTAGCTATTGTGTTAGGAGTAGTGGGTTGATGTTTTATTCTTAGCCAGTTCCATTTTCCTGTTACGTTAATGTATTCTAGATTAGATTCGTTGTAATTTTTTATAGATACATCTGACCAAACGTGAGGAACTCCGCCTTCACTTAAACTTCCCTGAACAGTCACAGTTCCGGTATAATTTCTCATATATAATTGGAATGTATGTAATGAATTTCCTGTTGTTGTTTCAGGATTAGAATTTATGATGCTACTGATATAATATGCCGGATCTCCATATCCTGTAGTAGCGGGATTAATATAGTCAAACTTGTTAATAACAGTGCTAGACATTAAGTTTCCGTTAATGTCTCCATTTACCTCAATCAGTCCAGACACTTCATATTGAGCATCAACATATAAAGGAGATTTTGAAGAAACTGTATAATTGTTATTGTCTATATAGGTTCTAGATTCTTGTGTTAATGAATAGTTATAAAATCCTAAATCTAGATCTCTAACTTGATTTTCTGTAAGGGTGACATAGACTTTACCCGTCGATGCGGACTGTAAAGTACAATCTTGTTCAATGATTAGTTCTTGTGTATCAACTGAAACTAGTTTAAAAACTATATAAGAGTTTTCTATACTAGTTGCTTTCTCGTCTGAATTTCTTACCTGGAAATCGATCCTATTATCTACACTTCTGTATATTTTTAAATTTCTGTTATACACTCTACGATACCTCTCTGTTTTCCAGGTGCCGAGATTTGTAAATACATCAACTTTGTTTGGATATAAATAAACTGAGTTAAGTTGCATACCTTAGCGGACCTTTATGCATATTTATCTATGAGAATAACAGAAAACCTACAAGAAAATTTTCCATTTATCAGCGTAATAACACACGTAAACCAAGAGTATGTGGGCGTTATTATAAATCAGGATCAGCAGATCACCAGTTTCTACGATTATACATCTATCAAGAGCGATTGGGAAAAATCTAAGTTTTTAGAACTTGGTGAAGCCTGGTGGTGGGAAAGTAATCGTCAAATCCCTATTAATATTTTCTTGCATCGAGAAATCGGGCCTTTTAAATATGCCATTAAAAACTTCAGCACAAAAGACGTTAAAATATTATTAGGACCGTGTACTAGCTTAAATGATATTATAGTTAAAAGAATTAAAAGAAAGTCTATAACACTAATTAGAAAAGCAACTTAACTATATCCGTAACTTATTTGTTCACAAATTAAATTCATCTGAACAACAACAGCCATAGCATATGCAGTAGCATGGCTTTTCTTGAAATAATATTCATCGTTGTTTGGTTTTTGCCAAACCTCGTTCAAGATCCTCGACCAGCTTTCTCCAACTAGATATCTCTTGGCAGGTCGAATCATCGCTAGAATCGCTGCCAATTCCTCCACTGTCTTCGGTTTCATTTGTCGTAATATACCACCATGCCCGTTGACGTGAAAGAGCAAGTTGACGAAAGAGTCGTCTTCTAGAAGATCCCATAATGGCTCCTGATTCATTAGGTATTCTAAATGATTTTCATCTCGAACACCTTTGTATATTCCAACATTTAGAAAATCTATTTTAAAAAAACCTTTGTCTTCTGCTTCGTTGTAAGGAACAGCACAGAGGTTTTCTTCTGCGTATACAGGTACCTGATGAAAATACACACCTGTGTTATGTTTGATTAGTTTTTCATTTTCTAATCGACTAGCAGGTATTGTCTTAAAAAATTTAAGAGCTTGGTCTCTATCAATAAAATCTATATCAATGTCGGGCATCATTGTAATCTTGTCGTTTCAAAAAGTAGCAAAGGCAATGTATCTGCCAAAAATTGAGCGTATTCTTCGGCATCTTCGTGATCATCAAAACCGGAAAACTTCACATATACATCCGGAGCATCTTCTGCTACTACTACTTCTATATCGATATCATCTCTAGAAATAAATTCTTCATTTTCGGATAATTCTTCTACTACGACTGGTTCTTGTTTTCGTTTAGGCATTATAAAATTTTCGCCTCCTTGACGATATCTCTTACTAACTCGATGTCTGCTGGCAAGGCCTTAAATTTTCTAACCCAGAACGTTGGATCTATTATTTGAGAAATAATTTCTAACTGTTCGTCGTTCATCTTTTTAAGCATATCTTTGCCAGACTTTGTATTTAACACCAGCCAAGGGCTCACTAAACCCTCTTTTATATCGTGTGTTGATCTGTTCAAATTTACATACTGAAAGTAGTGTTCCCATACAGAATTATTTTTGTCAGCCCAATCCATCATCGTCTTTATTGACCGTTGTACTGCGCTTTCGGCAGGTTCTGTTTTGATGAGATCTGTGATATATGTTTCATACAGTTCGTCTCTACACCAGTGGTCTAATTTAACCCCGCTTTTAATTACAAAGTCGATAAACCTTTCTGGATTTATAGGAGCAGTATTAACTAAAAAACTACCAAATTTTATAAATGCAGTGTAGTATGGACTAGAGGCGAAATCATCAAACGTTTTTTGTGATTTGCCTTTCTGTGTAATATCATAAAATCGTTGATAGGTCAATAAACCTGCTTGAACGTGCTTTTCAGTTTTACTTAGATGTCTACGCTTTTGTTCGCAGATATGCACAGCCAAAGTTTTTTCCTTGGCAAAGAATTTCGAACAGTATTCACACTTATAACTTAATTCCATTGATTGTTTTTTTATCCCAACCAAGGTCCTCGCAGTATTTTTTAATTTCTTTGTCGGTTGTTGTAATTGCAAGTGTTTCAATGTCTGACCTTTTCATATTAGGAAAAAGTTGAGATAAAAATTCCTCTTTTTTATTTTTTTCTTTCTTAAGAGGTAACCATTCGTGAAAGTATGTCTGCTTTTTTTCGTTACTGCATACACATAAGCTCACCCATTGTAACTTAGGATGTTTGGATATTTCGTTCCAATTTTTATTATAATATTCATTGACGGTTAAAAGAAAATGTTCTTTTTCTTCTCTAGAAGGTCGTTTGACTTGAACATAAGGATTTGCAGTCACTGAGACATTACTGATATACCTGTTAAGGTTCCACAGGTCTCCTTTAATCTCTTTACGCCCATCTTCAGTGGCTGCATCCCAAAGCTCTTTGACCCCCATATCTACAGCAGGGATCATGTCTTTGAATAGATCTACGTGTTTATTTTGTCCCATCTTGTTTGCTCAGTTCGTATATTATTTTAACACGATCTAGAGCATCTTGCAAGAGCTTATTGGTTTTAGATTCCCGATGGATATCGCCCCAAAGTTTGCTGTCCATTATGTGATCGTGCAAAGGTCGTCCGTCAGATGTCCTAGAATCATAATTCCAGCCAACTTCTACTCTGGTGGCAGGGTCGGCACCGAATTCTCTGGCATACACAGTACCGCCTACTCGTTCATATATGTAAGTCGCACCCGGTGTCAAATTTCCCATATCATACCTTTAATAAATCATCCATTGTGTATAGTTTCTGCATAAAACTAGAAGGATTATCTAATACACTTCTTTCTAAATCTCCAGCCCTTCTTGGGCATATGTTTACTGCGAAGTCGCAGTTGTTAACACGTTTATAAATTTCAACCATTTGCTTTACAGTTGTTCCTACACCGTGGCCGAGATTTTCTATTTGATTAGAAGAATGTTCTATACCTTTAATAACACTATAACATATTTCATTGACATGTGTATAGTCTCTCACAGCCGAACCGTCTTCGGTATTATAATCATCCCCAAACAGGTTAAAAACTCCTGTTTTTTGAGCATTCATTAAATTCCACATTAAGCCGTCAACATTAGTGGGATCTATGCCGTCGGTACCTGTTACATTATAGAACCTAAAAGTTGTATAGGGAATATTTTTTTCTGTACAAAATTGTCTTACTACGTCTTCTGCACCTCGTTTACTAATACCGTAAGGATTATTCATCGGACCTGCTGATCCTGTACTAGCATGAACGAATCTTTTGAATTTTAAATTTTTTAATACATTTAAGGTTCCTAGAGTATTAGTCAAATAATATAGTGTAGGATTTAAAACACTTCTACCTACAGCAACTTCGGCTGCTAAATGAATTACACAATCAAACTCAAGATCTGAGTATATCCATTCATTAGTATTTCTAATATCTTCTATTACAAAGTTTTCAATATCGATTTTTGGAATATCTTTATCTAGCCCATATAATTCATAGGTATTTTGTTTTTGTAGGATTTTCGTGAGATGAGATCCTATATATCCGGAGTTTCCGGTGATTAAAATTTTCTTCATATTATTTTCCAAGAGGGTAAAGGTGTCTTAGTTTACTTTTATAATGAACAATTTTTACTCCTACCGGTCTAACTTTATCGGCATGTTTTCCTTGTTTATAAAAATTGTTGTATATTTCACATTTAAAAACTTTTATTTTAACTCCGTCTCTTACTACTGTTTTATCTCTATCCTGAGTGTTTACCTTGCATAGTTCATTTAGGGGAGGTTGATCACTGACGCCTTTGTCAGATAATTTTTTCCATCTTTCTACAAAATCTTTTGCAGCCGGTGTTTTCCTAATAAAAACTATACCGGCATTAATCGGTAATTGATGTTCGACGGCCTTGGGTGCTCTTACTGTAACACCTATGTCGTAGTCTTGAGCAATGTCATCTATGTTTTGATATATCAACGCATCGGCATCTAACCATACAAGATATTCTCCATCTTTAATTGATTCGAGCGCATCTGCTATTATGTGAGGTTTGCAAGGAATCTTGGCATTAACTTCATCACTAACTCTGCCAGTAAACGGTTTGCCAAAACCTAAATTGCCTAGGTCGTAGGCTATTATAGGATAACCTAGTTTTTCAGTCCATCGTATGCCTTGTTCAACATACGGTTTAAAATTCGAATCTCCTGCAATCACAACTGTAATATCGTTTCTCATACTCTTTTACTTTTTCCGCCTTTTTCGGTTACGTGAAATCCTCTTTTTTCACCACTTTCATAAGGAAATTGATTTATCCTAAGATATTCGTCTAAACAACTTTTATATTTGCTGTTTTTTAACTTAGGGGATAACCATAAAAATTCCTGGACTAAATTATTATCTAAGAAAGGGTAACGAGTTTCTATACCAAAGTGACCAGCTACATATTCTTCTTTGTTGAGATATTGAACCTGGGTACCATCGTAAAAACTATGCCACGGCCAAAATCCGTTTAAGTCTTCCGGAAACTGTCCGCCAAAACCACTGTGTTTATATATTTTTCTACCACCAAATCCGTAGTCGCTGATAATTTCGTCAGCTCCCTGGCCAGAAAAATAAATTCGTCTATTATCTTGTCTAGCTCGATTACAGATAGCAGATAACCCCATCGAAGCTTGATCACCTTTTATATCGTAACCATTATAATTAAAATTTTCGCAGTTAGAGTTTAACTCTTGTTTCCATTTCTGAAATTCTTCAGAGGACAAAGAAAATGCTTCAGTGGTATTAATTTTTTGTAATCTTGCACTTAATACTTCAGGATTTTCATTATTGATAATTGTGTATGCTTTGAAATTTGCATTTTGTTTTTGCAGTTCACAGGCTATGGCTCCGCTGTCATATCCTGAGCTCATTCCACAAAACATACGATGCGTAGTGTTAGCTGTTCTTTTCTTAATGCTAGCTGTAAAAGCTTCAATCCATCCGTCAAAAGATGTTTTAAATTGATTTAAATCGAATTGTCTATTTGTGTATTGATTGATCTTCTCACCAGTGCGAAGATTATAGATCTCCGTGGTATTGCCTTTTAATTTTTTTCCGTTAGTGAACCCTAAGCCCTGAAGCTGACTATTATAAGAAGCAGCACAAAACTCTGAACGATTAAATTCATACCATAGAGGTTTACAAGCAAACGTATCTGTGGCAATGATAACTTTATTATTTTTAAAATCAACAAGACAAATAGCAAACTCTCCGTCTAGAGATTTAACAAATTCGTCTCCTTGATTTAGATACAGATCAATTAGGCATTCACCGTCACTACGATAAGATCCAAAAGCACTATAGTTATAGATTTCGCCATTAAAAGTACAAACAACATCGCCCTTAATAAAGGGCTGAGGAGTTACTTCACCGGTAATGTGTAAAAGGTTGTGTAAAAATTCTACACCGTTTACAGTTTTCGAATTAGTTAAATCAGGACCACGTCTTTGGCAAAATTTGTTTACCTTCGATAACCCCAATCTCGATGTTACACCAAATCCACACATATTATACCTTTACAAAAAGCATCCCTGTATCTTTGATATGGTGTGCTTTGGTAGATGAAGCAATTCTTTGTAACTCTCGAGAATCCGGTGTCAGTTCTTTGTATCCTCTATCGGCTAATTGATTTAACCAATATTCTGTAGGTTGACAATTTACGTGGTGATGACCTTCTTGACCCGGAAGTCCGTGAGTCATAAACAGATATTTGCCAGAACAGATAGTATCTAATAAATTATTGATATATTTTTCTTCGATATGTTCGACTACTTCTATGCAATTTACTAAATCTACATCTTTACTATACGAACCTTCAGTTAAATCACACAACACGGTAGGATAAACAGAGTTTTTAATGTTATCTTCTAATCCGTCAACCGCTGTTGTTTGCAGACCTTGACTAGCAAACCATTTAGCCGCGTGTCCTCGCCCAGATCCAACATCCATTACTGATTTTATATTATATTTTTTAATTATATAAGTCCACACTGCCGGACAGTATGTGCTGGGATTTACTTCGATAAAGTTTCCGCCTAAATGAGGTTTATTCGGATCTAACGCTTCTGTGTATTTTTTCTTCTTAGCCATTTTTATCCTAGTTTCGTAATTATGAGAGATCCATCGTCTCCGTCGATACATTTATATGAATCTTTATCTAATTTATCAAAAAAATCATCCACTGCTAATTTTTGTCCTTGCCACAATCTGTAATCATCGATGATTACAATTCCATTAACCGATAGACGATCATAAAATTTTTCTAGTTCTATTTTTGTAGATTCATACCAATCGGTATCTAACCTCATGAGTGCAATACTTTTAGGAATATTATTTTCAAACTGCAATGTGTCTTCTACTTTTCCTATGATTAAATTTGTAAATTTTTCATATTCATTTGACACAAGACTAAGAGTAGACTGTACTATATCAATGGTTGCTTTGCACCAATCTGCATAACCAGTCGATTCGTTTTTTGATGCTTGAAAAGTTTGCGAAGCCTTTTCATTTTTAGTACTAATGTCGAGATCGCTAGGTTCTGACATACCTTGAAATGTGTCGTAAACCCATAATTTTTTTTCTAAGTTATTATAAAGGATATTATCTAACATTAATGCAGCTAGTCCTCCTCTATACGTACCGCATTCTACATAATCTCCCGGGACATTTTTATCTATGATGTTTTTGAGACTTAGAGATAATTCACTAATCTTTCCTCTGGTAACCATAGTGTTAGGTTTAATTATTTCATCGAGCAACGGTTTGTCGTAGTTGATTATACATAAATCTTGTCGGAATATTTCAAGATTGTCTGTGAACTTAACAGGTGATTTTTTTCTGTACGCTACAGCAATTAAACTATCAATTTTATCTATTGCCAATATCTCATAATGATTTAATTCTGCTAATTTTTTAAAAAAATTTTCATTGTACCAAATTCTACAATGTTGTCCCCAACGATTAGTATGCATATTATCAGAATCTGGCAATATATGAAAGGCGATGCCTCCTACTTTAAGACTATCATGAATTATTCTAAAAATAGTATGTTGATTGTGAATCGGTTCAATATGTTCAGTGACTCCGCAATTCGTAACAATATTAAAATAATCAACATATTCTCGAAATTCGTTGAGATTTCGTAAATCTTTTTTGATAGAACCATCTAACCCGTTTCTATCAACAGATGTATGGTCGTACCCATTATTAGTAAAATATTCTTTTCCTGTTTTCTCGGACCTTTTAACATGATTCAATGATTGATTGCCTAACTCCAACATTTTTTTACCGTTAGCTTGATCAATAATACTGTTAATAAATTTTAAATAATTTGTTTCTAATCCCATCTCATCTCCAATGTTCTACGATCCACTCTATTTTATTTTTTTCCTGAGAAGGATCGACCTTTCCGGGAAAGAAAATCATTTTTGCGTTATCGGGTAATTTTCTGTCTGGCATAAAACTGTAATCATAAACACCGTCACTTTCGGTGAACATACATTCTTTTTCGCCAAGGACGATTTGTATCCAAGCTTGGTCCGAACCTACCAAATTTTTTTCATTTCTTAGTTTATCTAATAAAATTAAAGATTTAACAGGATCGAAATCTTCCCAAACCTGTTGTCTAGAACCTGCATTCATCATAATCAAACCGCCGTTATAAATTTGATTATGGCCGCTCTTGCTGATAAACTTGTTTATGATAAAATCTTCTTTTCGTGTTAGAATAGAATCTATATTAGAAACGATGACACAATCTAAATCGATGCAGATAAATCTTTCTCCTAATATATCTTTTATTTCTTTACTAAAGATATAGAGTCTATTGTAGCATCCTCCAAGACTTTTATATTTGTCCCAGAGTTCAATAACCTGTATTTCTTGATTCAATCCTCTTGCATCGTCGGTGACACAGATAAAATTGAAAGGTACTGTAGAATTTCTTTTGACAGAATTATACAAGGTGTTTACGTGTTCGGCAGAATATTCTACAGGAGATTTAAGTTTATATCCTGAATTAGGTTTTCGCCATTTGAAAGTTACAATAGAAATTTCATTCATACATACGCCGCTAAAATATTCTGTGGGCGAGCAGCATCCAAAAGTTCAAATTTGTAATTTGGATTTATTTCTAAGATTTTATTCTTTACCTGATCTAATGTAATTCTGTCGTGGGCCGGCCTGCCAAAGCAATTTAAATCGTCAATCAACAACGTATGTGTATTAATAAAATGCGATCTTATTGTTTCCAACTCTTCCATTATCGGGCAATTCTTCGCTAATTTTTTCCCATACTGAGAACTAATATGTGCATCTAGCCAAAATGTAGCAGGATCTGTTAAATCTCTAACCACTGCTGGTAACAATTTTTCAGAATCTCCTAAATAGGAAATAACACGACCTTCTTTAATTTCTTTTTTAAATCTTTCTTGTGCTTTTTCATATAGATGCGGATGTATTTCTATAGTAAGACATTTTTCAAACCCAGCGTCTAGTGCGCATTGTAGTCCGTTACCTAAAAAGGTTCCAGATTCTACGAATAATTTATTTTTAAATTTTTTAAAATGGTTCAATAAATTGACATAATAGACTTTCACATCACCTTCGAAATTTTCAGTTTTTTCCCAGGGGTTCATAAAGAATTCTTTTTAATTAAACCTTCGTTGTATTCGAGTAATGATTTAGTAGCTTTTGGATCTAATCCTAAACTCTCTACCCAAGCACACCAAGCATAAACATCTTTAGGGATACATTTGCTGTTGGCTCCTCTGTTGTCAGGAAATACAAATGTCCACCACAAATTCATTCTAGGATCGTCTCCGTAGACAGCTTCACGAATTGTGTAATAATCAACACCAGCAGCTTCACAAGCATCATACAATTCTTGACATTGCATTACTTTATAAAAGATTGCTCGATTTTCACTGAACTTGATAATTTCAGCTTCGTATCTTGTAACTTGTCTTATTCTGACATTAGCATTGTAGGCTTTTTGATAACATTCTATAACTGTTCTTCGATCTGCAGGTGCTCCACCTAATACCATAAACTGTCTAGAGTCCATCTGTAAAAATGGATGATTTGGGGTTTCTCCTAGATATTCTGGTTGGACGACAATTCTTTTATTATATTTTGCCACCATCCTATCTGCGAAACCAGGTTGTGTAGCTGAACGTATAACTATAAAATCACAACCACAGTTGGCGATAGCATCTTCAACTGCATCACAATTTAATTCTTTTCCGCCTTCCCAAGGAGTTGGTACAGCTAAAAATGCAATATCACAATTTTCTAAAGGCTTGCTGTATTCGGGGATAAATTTGTCATAAATTTGTGCATCGGGAAATAATTTTTTTGTAGCCTTACCGATCCATCCGTATCCTATAATTCCTACTTTCATTTGTTCTCCATTTTAATTTGTTCTTGGATCCATTGGTATGTATGTTTAATACCTGTTTCCAAATCTTCTCCAGGTCTCCAACCTATAGTTTTTTCTATTAATTTGTTATGACTGTTTCTTCCCATCACTCCCATAGGACCCGGAACATTTTTAATGTGTACAGTCTTACCAACCACTTCACCGATAAGATAAACTAAATTGTTTATGCTAATCATACGTTCGCTACCTAGGTTTAAAGGAAATTCGCAATCGCTATTCATTATTTTGTGAATGCCTTCGATACATTCGTCTATATAAAGAAAACTGCGTGTCTGGATTCCTGGACCCCACACCTCGATAGTGCCTCCATCTTCACACATAGCAACTTTCCTACATAGGGCAGCAGGCGCTTTTTCTTTTCCGTTGTTCCAAGATCCTAATGGTCCGAAAATATTATGAAATCTTGCTATCCTAGCACGGATCCCATAATTTTTTGCAAATGCCATAAAGACTCTTTCACTGAATAGTTTTTCCCAACCATATTCACTGTCCGGTGCAGCAGGATATGCACTGTCTTCACTGAGTAGTGGATTTGAAGGATCTTCTTGATTATAGGCAGGATACATACAAGCACTAGAACTATAAAAAATTCTTTTAACGCCTTTTTTAGACATTTCGTGAACAACATTAAGATTGATCATCGCAGAGTTATGCATAATGTCGGCATCATTTTCTCCAGTGAAAATATAGCCTGCACCCCCCATATCTGCAGCTAATTGATAGATTTCGTAGATATCACTCTTGATCAAATACTCAACGTTCTTTTGATTTCGAAGATCCATTAAATGGAATTCATCAGCATCGGTTTGACTAAATTCGGGATATTTTAAGTCAGCACCAATGACATAGTGACCTTGCTTTTTTAAGCTAGCGACTAAATGAGTACCGATAAAACCGCCTGCTCCGCACACTAAAACTTTCTTCATAACTTTCCCTATTAACTGGGTATTTATTCCTTTAAAACCCTATAGTCGAATACATATGGGCCCAGCTTAAGAATGTGCTTTTGTTTTTGACTGAAATAGTAGTTTTAGATAGTATCAACATATCCACAAACGCTTCTATGACCGATTGTTTGGGTCGGTCTATATTAAAGTCAAAAATTCTTCCTACTGTGTCTTTAGTAGGTTGTCGCCATTCCCCATCATTGAGTTTCTGCACATAACTAGTTTTTTCAAAAACGCAGACATTTCGAAGCTTAGAAAACTGATCTTCTGTTTCTTTATCGTCCGAGCAAACAAAATATTTTGTATTAATGTCTTTGCTTACATTTTGAAATAACATATCACTGTCTAATTGATTAGGAAAATCTGTTTTTCTAATATGTAAACCTTTGGTATTTTTATTGATAGAATTTTCTTTTACAAATTCTGTAGCTTTTTTAGCAATACTCGATTTTACCTGTAATTGTCTCGAAAATTTAAAAACTTTTTCTTGATTGAGGCTTTTAGGAATCTTATTATGATAATAAACTACATCAATATTTGTATTTTTAATCGATTCAAAACCTTGTTCGTTTGGTTCTAGATAATTCTTTAGTTTAATATTATTATCTGTTATGGAAAGAAATAAATTATTTGATTCTTCTTTAAAAAAATAAAAAACATCATCTTTGACTACATTAAATTTATTATCAAACAAATCATCAAAAGAACATCCACACCAGTTATTTTCAGGCCAACAAATTACAGGAATGAGATTATAAGACTCAGCTACAACCAGTCCACCTATTAAAGAATTTAATCTGTTTCCTAGTCCGCCGTCACAGAAAACAAATATTTTTCTTTCTTTCATTTTGCAAATCCCACAGTTTCTCTTTCGATATCTTCGTGATCGAATTCTGCCCAATACAGTTCAAAAGCCACAGTATCTTCTAGTGCTTCAAATTGATGATATTCACCAGGCGCCACTTTGGTATACATACCGTCCATTAAAACAGTTTCATCTATTAGGTCATAATTATTCTTCCATACACGGATGACTAATGCACCTTTTTCAACAAAGAATCCGTTCCACTTAAATTTGTGTTTGTGCTTAGAACAAACACCACCTTTTTTAATATCAATTCTATGGAATTCTAAAACACCATTAGCTTCAAGGAGCTCAGTCTGTCCCCATACTTTACCTGCTATCATATTGTTCCTTTTATCTTTAAAAATAGGTACTCTTTCCGTTCACACCATCTATCTTCAAATATAGGTTCTCCGGGACCAGTAAGCATTGATGTACCTTTATATGCTAACTTAAACCAAAGATATTTACCGGTATAAAAACATCTTCTTGGAAAAAAACTAAATTCTAATTTCCAACCTATGCACCTTCTTTTAAACGCTTGGTCTGGAGTTTCGTACATTAAACTATCTAATGGCATTAAAGTACCTTGTGTAATTGTAAAACTTCACATTGTCTGCTTACTTCCTTGACAAAATAAATGCAAGGAGGATTAATGTCATCATGCAGCGGGACCGTAAGAAGTTGACCATTCTTCATTTTAGGAAAATACCATTTAACGTCTTGATATATATTCACTATTTCTATTGGCATATATTCTGGTTTAAATCCTTTTACAGGATTGAAAACAAATGCATCAAATCCTCTTTCATTTAATGAGGTTAACGGTAGTACCTCAGGATCTAAGCCGCTGTCTTTATCTCCAACGATCATACACCAGTCGAGGGGCATCTGTACTTCATAACCTCCAACATTGAGTAATATCGCAGGACTGTTAAAGGATTCTAAAAATATCAAAGGCATAAAAAAGAAATCAGGTTCGTACGGATTACTGTTATCTAATACGCTGAATCGAACGTCCTCATCGATTTCTTCGGGCAGTTCGTTTAGATCAAATGATCTATTGTTTAATGTTAAAATTTTCATATTGTTACCTTAGTGATTGTAAAAGGATATTTTGCTTCCTTGTAATATTTTTTTCTTTCTGTGAGATGTCTTTTAGCATATTTGCAGGCGCTGGTTATGTCCCAGATTTGTACGAAGTCTTTGTCTTCTGCCTTTCTAATGCCTCGTCCAATGCTTTGGATAACGCGGACAAAGCTTTTTCCGGGCTCAATAAGAACCAGATTAAAAATCCTTGGAATATTAATACCCACAGCGGCCACACCGTAAGTCGCCACAATAATCTTGCCATCACTTGTTTTAATTTCATCATATTCTTCTTTTCGATCTTCTAATTTTACGGCTCCTGAGATAAACACTGCGTCTGGAATTTTTTCAATGAGTTTATTGCCTGTGTCGATTCTGTTCACTAATACTAAAGTATTTCCAGTAAGTGAAAACTCTTTTATTTTTTCAGAAATCCAACTTAATCTTTTTGAATCTGTTACTAACCAAGAATATTCTTCTGCGTAAGTTCTAAAAACTTCGACGTCGTTTGTTTGAAGAATTTGTATATCTAATTGAGCCAATACACCTTTCTCTTGTAGATCATGAGCACTTACATTGCCGATTACCGGTCCTATACTAGCAAGTAAACCTTGGAATTCCCACGGCTCTTTAGGTATGGTACCAGTTAATCCCCACCGGATGGCACAATTACGAAAATTCTGTGTCAATAATCTTGTCAGCACATCTGCCTTTGCTTGATGTACTTCGTCAACAATGATCGCTACAACACCTTCACAGAATTCAGCCAATGAAAGTGTATCATCGTCATAGCTTTTCTTTTCTAACACATTAAGACTTTGCCAGGTACAAATTGTATGTGTGCAATTTAATTCTTTTCTGTCTCCGAAATACACACCTACATCAAGTCCTAGGTTGCGATAATCTTCTTCAGTCTGCACTACTAAAGATTTGTTAGGAACAATGACCATTGTTCTACCATAAGGTTCGCACAAATGACTTAATGTTGCGGTAGTAATAGTTTTACCCGCTCCTGTTGCGACTTCTTGAAGGCTTTGCGGATTTTTAGTAAATCTATTGATAACATCGTATTGGTAATCTCGAAGTACGATCGGTTGTCCTGCCTGGGGATGTCCCTTAGGCCAAGTCTTACCTTTGTCAGCCCAGTAATTTTCATCGATTTCATAAAAACTTAATGTCTTATGTTCTCTAAGGTCCTCGACTTCTATGTCATAACCAGCATCCTCGATGATCGGCAATATCACATCTAAGTGAGCCAAGTACCCCGAACCGCCTATGCCAAAATAGGTTTTAGTTCCATCCCATCTACCTAATTTATAAGCCGGCATATGCCTAGCATAAGGAAGATCGAACTTTAATTTGTTGACGATTTTTCGCCTAGTTTCAACACTAAGGCCTTCGACTTTAATATTAACTTCGTCCTTGATAATTAGTTTACAGATTGACAATCTTTTTTTCCTTTTGTAATGATGGTTTCACTGGCCCGAGGTAGATAACACAAGGATGATGATTTATCCAATCTCTAACAAAGGTTGAAGTATCAGTGTACAAACCGTTAGTAACTATAATTTTAACTGAATTTTCTTCTTGAAACAACCATTTGCTAGGCTTATGATTAAAAATCAAATATTTTCCATCGGCAACTTTGCCGCCTAGCGAATTTTCTTTAACCCAGTCGTTGAATTCAGAATTTGCTTGATTAGATTCTCTGTGGCATACTTTTATTTCTTCTCTCGGCACACCATTTTTGTCCGCAAAAGTAAGAAATTCTTCTAAAAAATCTCGGCGAGATGAAACTCGATCAATCAGTATACATATTTTTCCTTCTACCTGTTTAGTAACAGAGAAAAATTTATCAAAGTCCGAAATCCAAAAAATATTTTCTTCCGACGACGATATAATTTCAGCGGCTGTAGGATTTTTTGATGGTTGTTTTAACAAAAATCCCATAGATTTTGCCAATAGCAAATCGTTTGTTAAAATTTTATTTCTGTTAGAATTCCAAAAATCTAAAATTTCATCTTTTGCGTTTACTAAACAAACTTCACCGTTGTCAATGATACAAGAATTTTCGATCTCTTCTGACCTATTCCAAATTTCTTCAACTTCGTCCATCGAAGAAAGGAAACTTTCGTCAATTTCGAAGTCGTTATCTCTACAAAAGTTATAAAACGAAATTATATTGACGCTGTAAAAAGGAATTTTTCTGACTCTTCGATCAGCGTCCCATTTCGAATGGCTGTCTAATAAAAATTCAGTTTCAAATTTAGATTTAAACGAATAAGGAAATTTAGCTAGTATCCAAATATGATTTTCTTCGTCTTTTTCCACACTTATTTTCTTAGTGTAGTCTATAACTCTAAAAGGTAATTTCCATTTAGCATTCTCGAGATCGTTTTTATAAGATAATCCAAATTTTTCCGAAACGATTTTATATTTGTCTAGGATCTTTAAAAGATACCTAGATTGATTTTCTGTAAGAGCATCCTTATTTGTGATAATTTCGTAAAAATTCGAAGATGCTGATCTGTCCTGAGGTTGTAAAGGGAAGCCTCGTGCGATACTAATAGGATAAAAATCTAAAAAGATATCTTCGATGAAATCATACTTTAACATATTAATATTATAGCATGAATTATCACAAAAGATCAAACTTTTCTTTCAATCTGGCGAAAGGAATTCCTTTAAATATTTCATCTACAGTCCATTCTGTATGGCATAGACTTAAAAACCAATCTTGTCTGTCGGGCAGTATTATTTTTTCGATATTCTCAACCTTATCGCTAACCGGAAAGGCCAAACTTGTACTATCGCAGAGAATTGGAGTACCTTTAATAGCTGCTTGTACAGCCGGACCGCTGTTAAAGTTAACCACACAATGATAATTGTAGTCGATATCGAAGTCGTCGTAAGTGTCTTTTATTTTTCTAGGTAATTCGATTTCAGCTCCGGCAATATTTCTAACAAACGGTGATCTGGGATGCGGTCTTATAACAATGGGTCTATCGGAAAATTGTCGTATTTCCTTGATTTTATCGTCGACCCAGTCTTCCATACTTTTTTGCCCCTGCCATTGTAAACTAAGTTTATGTTGGGTCGCAATTAATATTTTATTTTTACGATTCTCGTTGTAATCATTTAAATGCAACCCTAACTTAGCTGGTCTCGATTCGTCTAGGTTTGTCTTATTAGCAAATTCGCCTAAGTTATTGATATGGTTTAAAGAAATTCTCCAAGTTTCATTTCTTTTTAAATTTCCTACTTCAATAATTAATACAGGTTTGTTTTTTTGTCGTGCTTGATTATAAACAATCTGGTTGCTTCTCATTCTACCTCCCCATAACACTGACCAAATCACAGGAATATCCTCGCCGGCATTACAGATTTGCCAACCTATTTTTTTAATACCAGATTCTACGGCATTAAAAATAGGTTCGCTATTTAAGGCACCAAATTCTCTATAAAGTTTAAGCTTCATAATTAAAAATAAATATAGTAGTATTTAATTCTAACAAATGGCAAAATTTATTAAACGGTTAAAAAAGTCTGGTCTTAAAAATCTAAGAAATATAGCGATTTTAGGCACAGGTTTTGGACATATGGATCAGCTTCTAGAAGAGGCGGACAACGTGTTTGTGTTAACTTCGACATTCGGCTCATTAAGAAAACGTAATTTAATTTATAGAGAAAATTTTGACAATATAACAATATATCCCGAAATAGATTTAGTCTTAGTTGATCGAAAATATATCAATTTTCTAGAATCATTGAGACATATCTTAACAAGATTTAATCCTCCAATTTATATCCAAGGTGAAGAATATCTCGGCAAGGAAGAATCCCACCCAATAGGACTTATTGGATATAAGTGTGTAGAAATATCCGACGGAAAGCAAATATGGAAACTAGCCCCTTAAAAATCTCAGTAGTAACTACATTTCACGAAGAAGGTCTAAAAATATATGGTCAGAGGATGATCGATAGTTTTTGTAAAACATGGCCAACTGAAGTAAAATTGTATGTCTATCCCGAAAAATGTAACCCTAAAGTTCCTGACCATTCAAGAATTGTATTGACTGACTTGGATTCTGTAAATGAATTGACAGAATTTAAAAATAAGTGGAAAGGTGTTCCTAAGGCAAACGGTGATGTCACAGGTGACCCTATAAGAAGTAAGAGAAGAGATGCCGGCAAAGGTTTTAAGTGGGATGCTGTTAGATTCGCACATAAAGTTTATGCTATCTTCGACTGTGCAAGAACAACAGACTCTGATATTTTATTTTGGATGGATGCAGATACCTATTGTCATAGCCCTATATCTATAGAAAACCTTTTAAAGTTATGTCCAACTGATAAAGATCTTTGCTATCTCGGAAGAAAAGGAAAATTTTCAGAATGCGGTCTCTATTCTATGAATTTAAGAACTGAACAAACCAAGATGTTCTTAATGGAATTTCAAAGAATGTATGACAAAGCCGAAGCTGGCATATTCCTATTAGACGAATGGCATGATAGTTTTGTTTTTGATGCTGTTAGAAAAAAGTTTCCGTATCTAAAACAACTAGACTGGAGCGAAGGTCTGATAACCGGTGAAGGGCATCCATTGATAAACAGCGAATGGGGTGCCTACTTAGATCATCTAAAAGGTTCTAGAAAAAAATTAGGTAAAAGTAAGAGAGAAGACCTAGTTGTTAAAAGAACCGAACCATATTGGCAACAATTTAAGTAATATATTGTCTAAAAAACGACCAAGCTTCTCCTGATTTAAGCTCGTCGAAATTCCAATGAGACATTGATAGTTTTTCTATCCACTGCTGTCTTTCTTTTAAGTCGGGATTTTCTAACATACTTAAATCGGTATTAGCTACTTCATAACTTTGGCTATGCTGTGGATAAGGATCTGTTAAAAATGCAGGAACGCCTTCTATCAAACTAGCAACACTAGGACTGCTATTATAAACCACGGTTGCCCACGCACCTCTTAGGTCGTCAACTAACCGTTCGTTGGTACTCAGTGTTACATTTTTATGATTTATTGTTAAAAATCTTTTGATTTTTTTATCGCCCGGATGCGATCTAACTACGATCGGGCGTTTTCTTGAATACTGTCTTATTTTCAAGATAGTATCGTTGAGCCAATCTATTACTGATAAGCCTCGCATACTCCAACCGCCACTTCGCTGAAGACAAATTAAAATATGTTCACCACTAGTTCTATAAGGTTTCAGATTAAGATTTAATGATTGAGAAATTTTTTGCCATCTTGTAGGATCCACATCTTTGTTAAAATAAAACCCCGTAGTCGGAAACACCCCATCAAAACTATATCGTAGATATCTTTTAGAATTACTAGGATCTGCATAAAGAAATAAATTACTGTCAACAATAAGACTTTTTTTATTATTTTTTCTTTGTAGATCTATAGCTTGTTGTCTTAGTATCAAATGAGGTAATCTTTTACCGTCGTCATGAACAAATCCTTGTATTAATGCTACATCACAAGGAATAACAGTCATAGTTCTATGAGCTATAGCTGTATCTCCTGAAGCAATGACACCTTGACAGAAATTATCAAGTATTAAAGGTTTTTCAGGATTATTATTTTTAGAAGGAATTCCTCCATAATATGCAACTGCGGTTAATTTAGACATGATATTTTTTATAGAACTGAATAGCGGTACCGTTGATTAATTCTTCATAGGTGAACTGACTGTAACTTAACATACATAACCAATTAGCCAAATTTGGTCTATAAAGATCGTTTATATCAGCAATATTTTGTCTAGATACCGGATTCGTTATGTGTTTGTCTAATGTTATTACCGGAATGCCGGCCCATATAGATTCAGTAGCCGCATTAGAGTTGATATTTACAACACAATAGTAATCATCATCGCATAATTCGTTATAAAGATTAGTTCTAATTTTTTTATCGGTCTTTTCTCTGAAAATAATTGTCTTATCGGTATGTTTTCTTAATTCTTTTTCAATATCGTACTTCCAAGTTTTTAAATCTATTTTAAAAATACTTGCTGCAAATAAACCAGGCTCTATGATTAAAATTTTATCTCCACCTGTTCTCCATTGCTGAGGAAAACTAACAAAATTTCCTAATCTATCCACCGGAGCTTCGAAAAAGTTGCTGTTGTGCAAATGATTTCTAACGATTCTATGCCATTTTTTATTTTTTTCTAGAAAATTAGTATATCCGCTATCTATAAACCAAAATGGATATTGATTATCGATTTTTTTTAATAATAATTTTTCATTTCCTACAGTATTTCTAATCAAACAATCATCAGCATAATTAGTAAAATTTTTTCTTCTGATTAAAATTCCATTCGGATCTATTTTAAAACCGGTGCTCTTTACAAAATTTTCTTTTTTATTTTTTTTGTACAATTCTAATATTGTATCTTCGCCTAGAGTATCAATAAAATATTCGAGGTTGTTATGGACTAAATTAAAATATTCTTCTCTTCTTTTTTTTAGTTGATCTTCGATTAAAGATTTATAAGTAGATAGATCTTTTCTAACCGCTCTATCTATTCGATCTTTAAATTTTTTCTTCATTCTTAGAAGATTAAATTTTCTTTTATTTTTTTCTATTACAATGTAGGTTATAACTTCGTTTACTTCGGTATCCGGCATTGAGATATCTTTGACCGCAGGATAATGGTCAATTAAACTCAGTAAAAAATGTGCGATTTCTTTGTTGTTTAATAGTAGATTCATAAATTGTTTATAATTTTGTAAGCAGTTCCATTAGCTATTTCTCCTACAGAAAATTGACCGTAAGCTATGTTATAGCATTGTTTTTGAATCGTATCGATGGATGGACGAAACGGATTTGTTAGCATTGATAGATCGGTTGATGCCAAAGGAGATGCAGAACAGGGTACAGAAACAAAGGCCGGAATACCATATAACACAGATTCTAGTGCTGCAATGCTATTAAAGGCTACTGTAGCGTAAACTCCCGAATCAAATGCATCATAGATCGAATACTCGTGATTCCTATAAGACCTAGATCCTTTAGATCTAACTTCTATAGGTAAATTAGAATAGGTTTTAATTTTTTCAGTGGTTTCGTTCACCCATGTGTCACAATCAAATCCATAAAAATTTGTAGCTTTAGGATTTGGTAAAACTAATAAAATTTTTTGATTATGATTTTTCCATCCGGTCCAGTTTAAACGAGGATCTTGATTAACTAATATATTCCATCGATCTTTTGGTCTATCTTCTATTTTAGTGTGTTGTACATCATTCTTAACTACTCTATGCCAGAGTTTTTTTCCTGATGAGTTGCCTTGGCTGGGAAAATTTCCCACATAACCTGTGTCTATATAATAGTAGTCTCGACCTTCTTTTTCGCATTCTTTTATTTCTTTTCTTTTCACGACCCCTCTAACGACAAATGGCTTAGATTTGTCATCGAAGTTTGTTGTTAAATGCCCTTTAGAGCTATTTGAAAAACTTTCTAAAATATTTTGATCTTCGTCTTTTACCATAATTCAACTAGCATACGCTGTGCAAGTCCAGATACAAATTCTCCAGTATGAAATTGTCCATATGCCAAATGACAAGCCCAACTAAAAATTTTATCTTTATCTGGATAATACGGAGTGTCTATTTTAGTAAGGTCTTTAGAGGATACTGGATCAGCAGCATTAATAGGGGCAAGAGTAAAAACTGGAATTCCGTGTAATATCGATTCTGTGGCTGCATTACTGTTAAATGTAACCAAGGCAAATACATCATCATCTAATGCTTCTTTTAAGGTATTGTGAGAAACTCTGTCAATTCTATTTTTTGCACGTTCCCTAATTTCTATCGGTCGATCAGTGTGAGACTTAATTGTATCTACAACTTCATTGATCCAATTATCTGCATCCAGACCGTAAAATTTCATTGGTTTTTCGTCGGGTTTGGCTATCAGTATTTTACGACCGTCTTTTTTCCAAGATTTTATAGGAATGTTAAAACTTTCCCATCTATCGCTAGGACGGTTAACAATCTCTCCGTGTTGTAAATTATTTTTTACTATTCTGTGCCAATATTTCCAACCGTGAGGATTTTTAGATGATATTTCATTGCCAAAATATCCGGTATCCATGTAGTAAAAAGTTCGATCTTCATTCCAGCATCTTTTGATAATTTTTTTCTTTAAGATACCTCTTAAAACTATAGGATCATTTGAATCTTCATAAACAAACTTATCAGAGTCTATAGGTTTAACTCCGCATCCTTGTGCAAATTTTTCAATAAAAGGATCTTCTCCTTCTTTACTCAGGCAGATCCAGTTTTTCATAATCCGTGTTGTTGACAATATTCTGTATAAATTCGTTCTCTGTGCCACTCATCTGAAAAAGATCCTCGATCGGCAAATTCGTGGAAGCAAGGAGTTCCTAGAGTATAATGAACTAGTTTAGCGTCCGGACTGTGATCGTATTCTATGTCCAACCAATTCCATTCTTTCGGAAGTTCTCCAATAAGATCATCAGACAACCATGTAAATCTATGTACCTGTGCTCCTGTAGCTGATTGAACAAATTCCGGTGTTACTCTAGCATTTGCAGAATGACCACAATTCCAAAGAATAACAGAACTCCAATTTTTACGCGGATAGTCCTCGTTCTTCGCTCCCAGATACTTTTCAGTAAGTCTGGTTCTATAATCGTGTTTGACGACTTGGACTGCTTTTGATTCATCTCTCAATTCCCATAATTTTGCAATATCGTCTCTCAGCAACATATCGCCGTCCATAAAGATAGCCCAACCTTGATAATTCATTAGGTGAGGGACTAAAAATCTACTATAGATAAAATGATTACTGCCGTCTGTATGAGTTTCGTCGTAATCTTTTAAAATATTGAGTGCTAAGGGACTGATAGTTACTGGTTGAGAGCTATGTCTTATTATACTGTTAGAACATACATGATAAGCTATGGCTTCTCTTGGATCGTATCCTATAAAAATCGGAATCATTTTCTTTCGATATCCTCTTCAATACATTTGTCGCCAAATTGAATTTCGATTACCTTTAACGGTACGTCAGATTCGTTGACTAATTGATGCCAAGAGGTTTTAGGAATCCACATATGACTGTGTTCGATAAATTTTCCAACTAGCTCAGCATCTGTTGATTTGTTGATTGTATAAAGAGTTGCCTCCCCTTCTGATACAAACCAAAACTCAGAACGATCTGAGTGACGTTGCATACTCAAACGTTTTCCGGGATCGACGGTTAGCTCTTTGAGTTTTACTTTTTCATTAGGTTCGTGAAGAACTCTATAATAACCCCAAACTCGTTCTGTTTTAGGAGCCTTCCAATCTTGCAATATCCAAGAACTAGAATTCTTTTTATCGTCTCCGCCAACTCCGAACTCAAATAAAAGATTGTTATCAATAACATCCATCTCTGGAATATTTTTTGCTGTGCGATCGCCACCGTTGGCGAAGATTAGTTGAGCATCGGGATAATGTGCTCGAACTTGACGTATAAACGCTTTGGCTGATCCATCTGCATCATCGAATGTGTAGACCTCGTCTACCATTGATAAATTATTGATTATACATAGGCGCTCGTTCCAAGGCATAAAGGCTCGACCTTTTTTACGCTCTAACCATTCATCAGAATTTAATCCGACAATTAGCATATCGCCTAGAGTTTTAGCTGCTTTAAAATAGGCAATGTGCCCGGAATGTATGGGGTCAAAACCCCCTGTGACTAAGACTATTTTCATAGTCTTATTTATATGGTCAGTTTACTGAAAAATTATTTTTCAATAAGATATGTTAAGCTGTTCCACCCAATGATAGGGTCGCCTAACGCTCTCGAGGCATCTCTGACATTATTTGGAATAAATTTGATATTTGTTTTTATAAAAATTCTACCGCCGGGCAGTAGAAAATCCATTAAATTTTCTTTCAAAAAGATCCAGTCGCTTGATTTCCAATTTGAATCAAAGACAGTCCTTGATGATTTTATAAGATCATACTTTTTAGATAACTTAATTTCTTTTTGTTTTTCGATATAAAGCGGAAAGATATCAAGATTATAATGTTCGTATAATGGTCTTAATAGGTTTATGGATTCTGGTATCTCTGTACCTTGACAGTTATGACCGAGTGATTGAGCTAAAACTAAAAAGTGTCCACAACCTGTACTGATATCTAATATTTCTAAATTTTTTTGTTTTTTTAAATCTAAAAAATTTATACTTGCAATTTTTTCATTTAATTTTTTTTCGTGCGGCGGAAAATATTGAAGATAATGGGCATCTAATGTGTTTTTGAATTCTAAAGAATCAGCCCCAAAGACAAGGCCGTTTGCCCATTGTTGATCTTCTGTAGATACTATCATGCAAGAAGTATCTACATTGTGTTTTTTCATAGTGTAGCGTCCTCTAGCCCAGCAGTTCGAAGTTTAACAATATTTGATAATTGCCACTGTTTAATATCAAGAGCTTTGATAATGCCTAGCCATTTATTTCTAAGCAAGGCAAAGTCGTTGATGATCTTTTCAAAGTCTACAACGTCAGCTTCGCCTTCTACAAACTTTTCACAGTCTCTAGAAGACAAGCTGCGTTGATAATTTTCAAGATATTTTCGAAAGTGCTGACTACGAAGGCGTCTTAGTTCAATATTCAAATATTCTAAAATGCCTTCGATTTCTTGAAGTTGATTGAATCGATTTTCTACGATACCTGGCATATTGGCAGCGGCTTTTTCTATGTTTCCCGCTATGCGAGCATCTTGTTTTGCTGCCAACAATTCAGCCTCATAATATGCCACTGCATCTGGTATCTGAGAGATATCTTTCGAAACTCGATCATACCAATTCATTTATTCCTCATCTTCGTAATAGTCTTCATTGTCTTCGATTTCGTCACCGTCAATAGCGTACTCAATAGCGTCGTCTAGATAAGGATCTATTCCTTGTAGACTTTCTAGTACTGTGTCTTTAATTCCGTGATCAACTAATGTGTTCACAAAATCGAAAGCAACGTCAGTCCTATGCTTTTCTGGAATATGCTCGACTACTAGTGTCCAGATATCTGCAATTAAATCATCTTTCATTTAGGCGGTCTCCGTTTCGGGTTCAACTTTATTAGTTATCTCGGAAACGGTTTTTTCGCCATGATTTGAAATGTCGTTCATGACTTGATCAAGGCAACCATTCTCATTACGCTCCCATTCCTTGCGATAGAATTTAAGAATTTCACCATCGCTGGTAGTATATGAAAGACGGTTACCATCTTTCTTAAGCATTCCTTTAGCTTCAGCAAGATCAGTTAATCCACTATAAGGGTTCATACCTGTCTCATAGGGAATCTTAACCTGCACTGATTCAAAAGGTTTTGCATAACGAGTTTTCATCACCTTACAGGCAGCACGGATGCCTTTGACTTCTGAAATCTTGTTGCCATCTTCATCTTCTTTGAGTTTGAGCTTACGCATAGCAACAACGATGCTTGATGCGTAGATAAAGCCTTGACCGCCGCTGATCTTATCATCTGGATCAAACATATCCTGACTAGCATATGTGTGGTTAGTTGCAACTAGACCGATGTTCAGTGAACCAAACATATTAACACAGTTACGAACTAATGCGGTAAGTGCTTTAGGCTTACGACCCATATCACCTTTTAGATCGCCTGCTTCAAACTGATTGACATCGGTATGGGTCAATAACATACCTAAAGAATCCAGAACAAACAATACTTTAGGACGTGACTCTTCTGGCATAGCTTTGTACTCTGCAACAAACTCTGTAATAGTTTTTGCTACGTCATCAATCATAGCCATATTAAGTTTTAACAACTTATCTTCGCTAGTATCAACTCCTAAGGCTTTAAGCCAATCTTCGTCGAGTGCGTTTTCTGTATCGATTAAAATTGGATAAATGTCTTGTGCTTGGGCCGCCTTGATAAGATTGCCGGAACAGATGTAGGATTTACCTGCACCTGATTCTCCTGCGAATACAGTGACTTTACCTAGCGGAACTCCTTTGTGGAAATCTCCAGAGATAAGATAGTTCAAGGCATAGTTGCCAGTTGAAACCCAATCTGTAGGGTCGTTAAAGCCAATACTAAGTCCTTCAATGCTCTTAGTAATCGACTTTCTAAATTTACTTACATCAAATGCTTTTGCCATTATTGATCCAACTCCATAGTGTTATATTCTTTAATTAGCTGAAGCAGTTCTTCTTCAGTGTTACAAAGAGTTTTAGTGTTGGTCCAATCTTCTTTTTTATTTCTACCGCCTATTTCAACCATCCAACCGTTGTCGTAACGATTGATAGTGATAGACTCGTTTACTTTTGTTAGTTTAGATAACTTTGCCAATTTTTTCTCCTAAAATTAATTGAGATGATTCCGATTCGTCTCCTATTTCTCCCTTAATAAAGGTATTAAACGATAGACTCACTCTAGTTTTGCCTTTTTCTACAACTTTAACTTCGTGTTCGATATACGACGGAAACAGTAACAATAAATTGTTTTCTACCGGTAACCACCAAAAATCGCTATTCAACGGAGTATACGATCTTGATACAATTTTTATTTGAGGTAGATCTTTGCGATAAAAATATATTTTATCTCTTTCAGAATCAACGTCTGCATAAAAAACTCCAGAAATAATAGAATTTGGATGATGATGCTTATGATGACTTTGGTTTTGATCCGTGTAATTGGACCACGACTGAGTAATATATAAATTACAATCAGTTGCCGGATTAATTATCTCTTCAAGATATCTATCAACAGAATTAGAAAAAAAGTTTTTTAATCTGGATAGATTTGGTATATCTAAAATCTTGTCACTGTCGCTACTAACATTAGAAAAATTATTTTTTCTTTTTAAATGTAAGATTGCATCCTTTTCTTCTTTACTCAAAGGAGGATCGAGAACAAAACTAGCAATAGTCGTAGGAAACAATGTATATATATTCATGATACCAGAATAAAGGGTATGTCCCGGACGATGAGAACTGTGTCTCAGAGGTCCGGGCCGTGTTAATTACTGCTTACGATTTCGAATCATTGCAAGGATGTCTTGCGCACGACTTGAATTATCACTGTTAGTGGCAGGTGCTGCGGTAGCGGGTGCTGATTTCACAACTGGAGCCGGCTCGTCATCGATATCCACATCAACTTGTGTCCTAGCAACAGATTTGTTTGGATCACCTGTAGCAGCACTCATACCTGCTGGTTTGAAATATTGACCCCAGCGATCCATATCATAAGCTTCGCCATTGACTGATGCTTCAAACATTTCTTTCATAACCTTAAGCTCAACATCGGTTGGCTTTTTAGGTAAAAAATCTGAAAGATTAAAAAGTCCGTGTGACTCAACTGCTGCTTTTTCTTGATCAGTTAGTGAACGCTCACGACGGCTCCACTTTGAAGTAGAGTAGTCTGCGAAACCGCCTTTGCTGGTTTTAGCAATACGGAAGTCAACACCACGGAGGTAGTCGGTTGGCAACTCTTCCAACTCTGGGTCCATCAGGGCTGAACGGATGATTTGATAAATTTGAGGACCAATGATAAACCTACGGATAGGATTATCTGGTGTGGTATCTTCTTTCAAAGGATCTTCAACAACGAAACCTTGGAAGATGTATGAACGCTTCTTCCAATACTTGCGACCCATTTCTTCTAGCGACTTGTCCTTGAACCAACCACGCACTTCTGAAAGAATCGGGCAAACAGTTCCGTCGTTGTACATTTCAACGCAGGGGACCTGCACTTGAACTGCACGACTGTCTGTTTCACCTTTGACTCCTGCGAACGGCAATTTGATCATTGCACGTTCTACCCAGAAAAATGTGTTGTTGGAGTTACCGTCAGGTAAGAAACGTACTACGGCTTCTTTGCCTTCCTGCATATTCCAATGTGGGTAAATTGCGTTGTCGCCACCGCCGGTGGCGTTTCCTGAAGATTTGTTTTGTGCTTCTTGAAGTTTAGCACGAATTTCTGCTAGTGTTGCCATTTTATAGCCTCCTTATGCCTTAATGTAAATGACTTTTTATATGCCTTTCGCATAACAACTA